CCATCAGTAAGCGTTTCAACCGAGGGCAAGTTCCGCTCTCAGGGTGAGTACGCTAAGGCACTTGTAACTGGAGATAGCGATGCTATCGAGTTATTCCGTGCAGCAACATCAGCTGACGCAGCTTTGCGTCCAGCATTCGTTGGATACGTAAACAACCTGATCAACTCAGGTCGTCCGACTCTAAACGCATTCTCTATCAACGCATTGCCATCAACTGGTCTAACCATTGAATACGCTAAGGTGAACACCAACAGCATCGCAGTAGGCAAGCAATCAACCGAAAACACTGCTCTCTCTGAGGGTGCTGTTGCTCTATCAACTGTTTCAGTCTCAGTAAACACTTACGGTGGTTTCACTAAGATTTCAAAGCAAGCTATTGAGCGTTCAACTGTCAACTACCTAGATGTAGCATTCCAGGCAATGTCTTTGGCTTATGCCAAGAAGATGAACACTGAGTTCATTGCTGTTCTTGCAGCTCTAACTTGGACTGGTAAGACTTACGATCTATCTGCTCTAACTGCATCTGCTGTTATGGGTGGAATCGCTGATGGTGCAGCTTACATCTACAACGCAACAGGTCTATCACCTGAGTTCATCGTTGCTGGTGTTACTGCTTACAAGCGTCTTGTATCAATCGTTGACACCGCTGGTCGTCCAGTAGTACAGCAAGTTGGTCAGGGTGACAACATCATCGGTCTAGCAAACATTCCAGGTCTAAAGGGTTCAATCCTAGGCTTGCCAATCGTTGTGGACCCAGCACTTGATGCTAAGACTGCTTACCTAGCAAGCTCACAGGCTCTAACTACTTACGAATCTGCTGGAACTCCAACACGTTTGTCAGTATCAGATCCAACTACCTTGACCGACACTTACTCTGTTTATGGTTACGCAGCATTTGCTGTTCCATTCGAGGGTGCAATCGTCAAGCTAAACACTGGAGCCTAATAACTCATGGCTGTAACGGTGGAGCAGTTCAGGGCTTATGTGGGGACTAAAGAGGTTTCAACTTTTGTTGATTCTTGTTTAGCGTCTGCTAATCAGATGATTGCTAAGTTTGTGGGTTCTGCCCGCGTACCTAGTGACGTCATGGATTCAGCGGTTCTCTCATGTGCATCTGAACTGTTCCATCGTAGGTCTGCACCTAACGGTGTGGCTCAGTTCGCTGATCTTGGCACTACTGTTCGTATTGCTAAAGACCCTATGAATGCAGCTAGGGAAATGCTCCTACCATTTACGGGTCCGGGTCTATGACCAACGAAATCACTGTATCGAAACAGGAATTACAGCTTGACTTGCAGAATGCGGGTCTTGAAGTTTTGGACTATGTTCCAGAACGTATCGTTCCTCCGATCATTGTGATGACCGCTGGCTCACCATATCTGGCACCTGAAACTGTTGGCAACACTTATCGTCTAGGTCTCACACTAACTCTTATCGCTATGACTGCGACTAATGAGGAAGCTACTGAGGCTTTGGACGCTTTGATTGCTGACACGGTCTCTGCACTTGGAGACTTAGGATACGTAATCCTCAAAAGTGTGAACCCTAGTTTTCGACTAGCGGCTAACAATGCTGAGTATCTCGCATCCGAAATAAACCTTGACTTATCAATAACTCTTTAAGGAGAACCCGATGGCAACATCAACAAGAATCAAAGCCACGAACATTGCGTTCAAGATTGGCTCAACCGATTACAGCTGTGACGCTAACTTGGTTGAACTAACTCTTAACGATGCTCCTGGTGACGTGCAGACATTCTGCGAAGTCCGTCCTGGTGGCGAATGGAAGTTGCAGCTAGATGGTGTTACCTCTGGCGATGCAGCATCTCTTTACCGCATTCTTTGGGCTAACTTTGGCACTACTGTTGCATTCACCATTGCACCTAATGGAAACGCGTCAGCTAGCACCTCACAGCCTCACTACACCGGTTCAGTAGTATTTGACCAACTTCCTCCTCTAAGCCTAAACAGCGGTGATGTAGTGAAGTTCTCAGTTACTCTTACTGTTCTAAACAGCGTTCACACTCCAAGTGCGACCCCTCCTGTTTACTACGGTGTAACTCTAAAGACTGCTTAGTAGTTTTACCAGTGGAGACTGGAATTGAAGTACAGAACCTTGGTCTAACGATTAAGGCTTTGAAGGAACTTGGTGCAGATCAGAAGTCTCTCCAAGAACCTGGCTATCTTGCAGCAGAATTACTTATAAAGAGCGCAAGAACTTTAGTTCCAGTCCGAACTGGTGCACTCCAAGCCAGCATGCGACCTCGACGTATTCAACGTGGTGGAAGTGTTCAAGCTGGTGGCAAAAGAGTTCCATATGCTAATCCAATTCACTGGGGTTGGCTTGTAGTTTCATCAGCTCATAAAGGTAGCCTTAAACCTGGCACTTATCGAGGTATAAAACCGCAACCATTCTTTAGCGAAGCGTTAGGCTATAAGAAGCAAGAAATCTTGGACACTTATGAACGTGCCATGAGAAAACTAATCGACAATCTACCAGGAGCAACTAAATGACCACCAATGCATTTGACTTCGAATCTCTAACCTTGAATGAGGTTGAGCAAATTGAACTTATTACCGGTGCAAGTATTGACCAACTTATGGACGCTGGACAGCCTAAGGGTAAAGCCATGAAAGCGATCATCTACACAATCAAGAAACGTACTGACCCTAATTTTACTTTGGAACAAGCTGGAGCGGTCTCTATGACTGAGGCTAACAGCATGTTTGAGAGTGCTGACGACCCAAAAGAATAGTTGCAGATAAGGCGGCTGAACGTATGGCGTTCATGGTAGTTCATGCAGGTGTAAGCCTGACTGAATACAAGTCCATGACGTTACGCGAATACCAGGCTATTGCTGATGCTGTAATGGATAAGAGACCTGAATGAGCCAGAACCTTGTAGTCAATTTTATTGGCAATAACAAACTTGATAAAACTACGGCTGCCGCTTCTGCTCAACTGCGTAAGTTTGAAAGAACCGCTAAATCTGTTGGCAATAGTGTAAATAAGTCTCTTGGTGCTCTTGGTATTGGTCTTGGTTTTGCAACTCTTGTCAAGGGTCTCAAAGAAGCTACTAAAGCAGCATCCGATGACCGTAAGAGCCAAGGTCTCCTGGCACAAGCTCTAAAGAATACTGTTGGTGCGACTGCTGGTGCTATTGCTGGTGCAGAGGCTTACATCAAGAAAACTCAGTTACAGACTGCGGTTTTGGATGATGATTTGCGTCCGGCGTTGGCTACTGCGGTAAGAGCAACTGGCTCTCTTGCTGGTGGTCAAAAGGTTTTGGACACTGCTCTGAATGTCTCTGCTGGTACTGGTAAAGACCTTGGAACTGTTACTAATGCTCTTGCTAAGGCTTACAACGGTAACACCGCGTCTTTAAAGAAGTTATTGCCTAGTATCAAAACTGGTGGCGACTTTATGGCTCAGTTGGATAAACAATTTGCTGGTGCTGCTAAGACTGCTGCGAACTTAGATCCATACAAGCGTCTCGAGGTCACATTTCAAGATATTCAGGAGCAGATTGGTACAGCGTTACTTCCAGCGTTGGAGGAGTTTAGTGCTTACTTGTCTAGTCCTGAGGGTCAGCAAAACTTACAGCAAATAGTTCAACTGTTTGTTCAAATGGGTAAAGCCATTGTTCAGGTCTCCAAGTTTATTGTGGACAACATCAGTCTTGTCAAAGCCATGGTCGGGGTAATCATTACTTTGAAAATCGGCTGGATGGCAACTAACGCTGTTGTCGGGTTATACACCGCTGGAGTTATTTCTGCGACTACCGCAACCAAGGCTCTTAGAACTGCTTTGATTACCACCGGTATTGGTGCTGTAATTGTTGGTTTAGGTTTCTTGGCTGAGGGTTGGATAAATGCAGCTGATGCTCAAGCTCAGTATGACCCGACTATTCCCGAGGCTCCAACTATTGACTACAACATTCCTGACATTTATGGTCGCATTCATACTGATCCAAGGATTCTAGAGCAGAGACGTCAAGCCAGAGTTCAGGAAATGAAAACAACAGCTGACGCTATTCAAAAGGCTTTGAAGTCAAAGATTGATGCCATGCGTAAGACTGCTGAAAGTTTCAGGGACGCTGTTGGATTAGCGTTTGGAACTTTTGGTAAAGACGAGAACTCAGTATTCAATGTTGATGTTGTAATCAACAAACTGAAACGTATAGTTGACGCTGCCAAGGGTTTTGCTCAGAACATCAATAAACTTCGTAAGGCTGGAGCATCAGAGGATGTTATTGCTGAGATTACAGGTATGGGACCTGCTCAGGGAAACATTGTTGCTAAGGGCTTATTACAATCTGGCAAGTTGTCAGAGTATCTAGGTCTCCGCAAATCTCTTTACAACACTGGTGCATCAGTTGGAGCTGAGGCGGCAATTGCTGGAGATGCTACTTACAACATCAAGGTCGAAGGAACTGCTTTAAAGGCATCAGACATCATTGCTGAGATTCGTAAGTATGAAAAGGCTAATGGCAGGAAGTATCTGCTAAATGGCTAATAACGTTTGGGACATCAAACAGAACCTCAGGATTGATTACTTTACTGCGGGGGCTTGGACTACTATCCAGGCTGATTCTTATGATGTATCGATTGACCGTGGTATCAATGTTGAGCAGGGTGTTTTTGCTCGACCGGATGTTGGAACTGCAACTGTCAGTATGGTCAAGAAAAGTCTTAGTGATCTGATTACTGGTCCAGCTTATAAATCAAATATGCCATTCAGGGTTAGTTACCAGCCATCACCAGATACAAGTCCTAGCGTTTATTTCACTATCTTTTATGGTTTCATTCAGAACGTAGGAATGTCTTATCTGACTGACGCTAAAAAACTCGCTATTACTATTACTGCTAATGACACAACTAAGATTCTTTGCAATACTCGGCTATCGACTTTTAGCATTACAGGTGCAGCATCTAACCGTGGTTACAGAACTGTAATGGATAACCTTGCTACCGCTATTTCGGCAGTTGATTCTCGAATCTCACTAAGTCAAATCGGTTCT